CTTATCTTGAAGAGTAGGCATGAAGCCGGGGGGGCCATCAATGAAGTTAATCATCTCATTATCCTGAATCTTCCGAGTGGTCAACATGTCGTACTCTAATAGATAGGGCAATGTGGCCGTTCCCCCTTTGGGTGTGTAAGACTTTTGAACATCCACTCCTTGAGTAAAGGTTGTAAGTTCTGCTTCGGAATAACCTGCTAGATCGATGTATGTCCGATATACTAGATAATTAACTGATCCAGTTCCAATTTGTTGCCAGCCGTTGCTAGTAGTTGTTTGGTCAGGTGTACTACCGGCAAAATCAACAATCGTACCAGGTACTTGCTTGTACAACTGGTGGGGCTTTACATCTGTAGGCATATCACTTCATCCTCTTTGCTTTTGCATGAGCCTTCTTTGCTAGGGCGGCGAACGGTGTCCTTGGGTGCTTCTTCTTGAGTGCCTTGTAGGCCTTGGCGTACTTCTTATTGTATGCAGATGCTTTCCGCTTGACCTTTCCTCCTACTGTTCGAACAGCCCTGCCTGCTGTTCGAACACCGCGGCGTACGAGGGGGCGACACGCTCGCTCCGCAAATGCAGCTGCAAGAAGTGGATCTACTCCCTTCTCTTCAAGCGCCTTCTGGGCTAATCCGCAAAGAGCCACGGCTGCCGAGTCGGTAAGAGCCTCCATTGGAAGCCCTCAGTTGTCTGCTGCCGTTGATTGAATCGCGATGCTCATCCAGTCTTTGGTCCCGAGTTTGACTATCCGGGCCTTAACACGTACCGAACATGATAGGTTGTAGACACCAGCAGGTGTGACGGCCGTCTTTGCAACTACGTACAATTGGTCATTTACAACCATCCGGCTCTCGTCTAACTTCCCAAATGTATCTGGATAGAGATCAGGTCCAAATGAAAGAACGTTGTTGGAGTCATCAAACTGCATCGATGCAGAGGCTATGAGATTATTGTCATCTGCTCTTAGAATAGCACCACCGGGGTTCAAGTCCGACAGTTGAAGATCTAAAGAATTGTCAGCTGCCCACGCATTGAAAAAAGTGCTGTTGTAGACATCCGCAGAATCATTGTATATCTGCCAAATCACATCGACCTCTTCGATTGCGATCGCTAACCCATCTGCGACTGAAATATATGAACCTAGGTCTATTGTACCTGTGCCGCTGGTTGCCCCTGCGTCTATTGTCACGTTCTCAGTCAGCCAAAAACTGCCTGTCTTGCTTGTTGCCATGGCGCCCCGTGTAACAATATGGCTAATAAACCTTACAACCGTGCAAGTAGGTTAATCCTCTTACGTGACCACGCTTGTAGCCTAGCCCAACCCGGACTGCTAAGGGACCACGCAGCCCCGCAAGCGTAGCGGAATAGAGGCCTCTCTCCTTCAACTTATGCCCCATTCAATCTCCAATCATATTATTACTAAGGACTTGTTCAGACGCCACATGACCCGTAAAAAGCAGGAATCTGGGACCTACGTGACGAGTGTATGCATGACTTTGCCACATGAGGTGGTGGTGATCCTAGATAAGATGAAGAAACAACACGGAAACAACCGTTCTGCCGCTGCTGCATACATCATCAAGGACTGGAAGAGAGGAACAACTGGAGCATGGGAGAAAGAGAGAGACAAGATGAAGAAGATCTTCGAGGATGTGTTGGGTAAATGACCAACTGGTTCACTGACTTCATCGAGTTAGATCAAGCTCTTCTGGAGGAGGATGACTTTGAGGACCATCACCTGGTAATCATGTGGTCTGAAGAGGGGGGGGTGATCGGACTCGAGTTCGACATCTGCGATACCAGAACGATATGCTTGCTGTGTGGCAACGGTACGGACTGTTGCACCTGTTGATTACCAGTTGGATGGATTCGCTGGTGAGGCTGCCCACCCTAAGTCCCAACCATATTTGATATGCCCATAGGTCTCCGTTTCATCAAAACCACCTTCCCACTTGTGATGAGGGTCAACAAGAGTCAGTATCGTGCCTGTCACAACTATCCCAAAGAATCCAGCAAATATCGAACCAGCCAAGCGACCCACACCTAACTGACCGGCCCACCATACGCCCTCTATCGGGATTTTTGGATCTATCAAACCACCAATCGCATAATACCCCCATGCTTGCATGAAATCTTTACCCCATTCAGCCCCACCATGGGGGCCCGTTCTCGAATAAAGTAACGGCCTCACTGCCGCGGGTGCTTCTGGTGCTGTAAATGAATACTTGAAGAATGGGTTACTAACGAGACCGGGCACAACGGGCTGACTCATCCAGAGCCACGCGTCATCTTCTAGCTTTTTTTTAGCCATCAGACATCAATCCGGTCTTGGAGCACATACGATCTACGCAGGCGCTCCATCCAGACTAGATCCTTTTCTTTTGTAGTCAAGGCCTGTACAATTAGATTAGTGGGGCCTATGATCAGATTATCAGCATCAGCCACACCCGATGAGAGGATAATTAGTCGAGTCCAGTGCATCTTATCCATCGCGGTAGGATTACCTGAACCCCAAGTATCCCTACCCGTTGTGATAAAGGTCGCTCCAACAGTCGAGTTGAATGCGTATTCTTGACTTTCCCCATAAATAAGTTCCATTAGATCCACTGCCTTATCTTGAAGAGTAGGCATGAAGCCGGGGGGGCCATCAATGAAGTTAATCATCTCATTATCCTGAATCTTCCGAGTGGTCAACATGTCGTACTCTAATAGATAGGGCAATGTGGCCGTTCCCCCTTTGGGTGTGTAAGACTT